GTTCTTTCTTGATTTAGAAAGTCTTGGTCATTCTTATTCCATTGTGCCATTAATCAATCACTCCACGATAGTCTTTCTGGTCTGTATCTTTGTGCGTTTTTAACTGTTACTGAATTTGATGTTGAAGGGTAAATATTATGAACAATTGCTCCAGGATACTCTCCTTGTAGTTGTTCAGCAAGTTCATTTTTGCTCATCATTTTCCCTTCAAGTTCCATACGATATAATCTTCCTTGCCAGACTACATCTGCAAGAAAAGATTCGGTTGCTGTCTCTGGTTGGGATGCATTCATATAAAGATTTCCATTGAAATCTCCGGCAATATTGATGCTTTCGGAAATAAACTGTTGAAAGGATTTCATTTTAGTTACAGTTCCAACGACGAAGTGCTTTGTTTATTCTTGAATCTGGATCTCTTGCAGTTTTTGTAGAAGTAAGTTTTGATTTCATTCCGGACATACGACGACAGAATGAAGCACGACGTTTTGCTCTTTTACCTTTTGGTTTCTTTTCAGTTACTGCAGTTTGTAATTTTGAACCAGGATTCTCACGCCGATAAGCATTAACTGCTTTTTGACTTAATCCATCAGTTTTATCTTGGCGATTAACTTTTTGCCAATCTTCAGACAATCCAAAATCTGCTCTCCAGTTTGAATATTCTTCGGTTTTCATCTCACCACTGTCGATATAATCTGCAGCAGAATCTAAATAATCTGCGGCTTTTGTAATTTTTGATTGAACCCACGCTTCAATATTACCTTCACCCTTCATTTTTTTACGAAGTCTTTTTGCTGCGGAAATAATAGTAGAGATTTCCGAGCGAGCCATTGAATATTCATGGTCTTTCTCTTCGTTTGCGGGGTGTACCTGAGCAATATTAAATTTCATTTGATTTGAAGTAAGTGCTGGAGGTATTGAGAACATATCCCAAAACTTTGGTCCATACTTACACTCACTTCTAGTTTCATCTTTTTGACACTTTGGACAATATCTAATCATATCCACCGCTTCAGATTTTGTTCCCCAATTATCTGCACCAACTTTACGACACTTAACCAATGCTCCAGATGCATATGCACTTGGCCAAACATCATATCTTGACTTTACTTTATGATAGCAAGCATCTTTTTTACCACTACCTTTTCCAGGTTTGTCTTTTATTTCTTGTAAATCCATTTCTTCTGTTCTAACATTAGTTGGCTTTGCACCACCAGTTTTTTCTGGTTGATTTGGATCTAAACGATTTTTTCTTCTTCTTGCCGCCTCTTCTTCATCTTTGGAAAGTGCTCTTTTCATTTTAGAACTTCCACATTTTGGTGTTGAAGTTTGACCTGGTTGACGAGCACAAGGTTTACCTGCCCATTTACCACCTAATTGAACCCACCCTGCTTTTCCATCCGATGATTTAGATTTTCCAAACCAATCATGAAGTCCTTCATCTCCAGATCTGGTTTCTTCTTTCACATCCTTAAATTTTTTATGATGCTTTTTGGCATCAGACTCCATTTTTTTTAGGCGAGTGTAATAATCTGGAATTTCATCAAGATGCTGAAGAGCAATTTCTCTTGCCAATTCACGATTTTTGGTGTGTTCATGTTCAATGGGTTCACCCATTTGAAGTTGCTTTTCAATGAAAGAAACATCTAAACGATGCTTCTTTGCAATTTGCTCGGCGGTTTTAAATGCCTTTAATTGCTCTTTTAATTTTTTAATCTTACCTTGACAATGAGCTCTTTGAGAAAATCCCTTTGGATTGTCGCAATCAATTAACTTTTTATATTTTTCCGACCAACCCATTAGAATATTGACATTACTCCTTATTATTTAGAAAACCTTTTTTTAGTAGTTTTGATAATTCTGAAGTAGATCCTACAAAAACAGCATTATTTGTCACGTTATTAGTCGTTTTAACAGTATCCTCCTCAACATCTTTTAGTTTCTTTTGCAAATCAATAAGTTTATCAGTAACATCTCCAACACTCTTAATTAATTGTCCAGCAACTTCATATGCTCTTGGACTCCCACCCTCTCCAGCGAGTTCCATTATTCCATTAATTGCCTCCTGCCCCTTTTCAATCAATGAATATAAGTTTGCCCTCGTATATTCATAATCTTTCTTAATATCATCCGTTTTAATTGGTGTAATATTTAAATCTTCCTTTACCTTTTCAATTTCAACTACATCACTCTCAACATTTAGAGCAGAATTTAAATTTTCATACTTGTTTGACATAAAAATCAAATATCAATTTGTCTTGTTGGACTATAAGATTTGGAATCTGAGAAATCCTCCCAAACTTCATTAAATCCAAAATCATCATCTGGATCGGCATCGATGGGATCTGGAGTTACAGTGTATCTAACCTCTCTCTTAGCAGTATTTGTATCGGTAGTTGAGTACATATCAACTTGAACCTTACGAATAAGACCATCACTACTTTCTGCAATTGGTCCAAATAAGTATGTTTTTGCAGTAAAATTAAATGTATAAATTAAAACCCTTCTCGTTGAATAATCTCCTTCATAATCATCTGTAAAAGAAACATTGTCTAAAACGACTGGAATATCTCTTTTTTCCCCTATTGAATCCACCAAATCAACGCTTAAATTAAATGAGGGTTGAAAATATGGCAGTATCTGTTCTACAGCTTGTAGAGCATCATCTTGAAGTTTTGTCATCAAGTTTAATTGAAATCCTATGTTATATGGAACAGGTAAATATACTTTCTTAATGTTTCCACCATCATCGCAAGCTTTAAATGTTTGTGTTATGTTTGATTTTCTAGTTGGATCATATTGTATAGAATTCATTTCAAATGAAAGTCTTGGAAGGGTTATTGCTATTGGTTTATTTAACTCCGGTTGCTGCTCAAGTCTTGCTAAAAACTTTTGCATTGGACCATAAGCAAGTGGAATTTTTATCTCACTTATTGAATCACCAGAAGAATTTTTATGCCTTATATGAATATCATTAAATAATGTTCCAAATGCAATGACAGTTCTTCTAATGATTTCGTGATAAAAATAAGTTCCTAACGTCTTCCTATACCCGATTATTCAAAAATTATTAATAGATTATATTTATTTATCAAAATATACCAAATGGATTTTTTTCACTAAAATCTAAAATTGAGTCCGACTCATCCTCTATTAATTTATTTTCACCATATTTATCATATAGGTCCCAATTTATATATGAATTTACAGAATAACTAGCACTAGAGATTGAACCTACTAAAACTTCACCAGGATAAAATCCGTTCTTAGAAGAATCATTTACAAAAGAAACTTTAAGTATTTTTGTATCTTGATCCCAACTCTTAACTCTTGCAGTAGTTCCTGAAGATGAACCAGTGACAATTTCATTAAAAACATATGTACCAAATCCAACTAAAACGGGTGGTGGTTGAATTTCAACTGTTGGCGTATCAGTGTAACCAGTTCCCGGATTTGAAACTAATATTGTAGAAATATTTTTGTTTGTCCCCAAAGATGCAATACCTACTGCAGTCTGAGCAAAGGAAATTGGTTCTGATGGTGATGAAATAGTTACAATTGGGACCGAAGAGTATCCAGTTCCCTGGTCAATCATAGTAAATCTTAATATGCCCTTATAAGTAGTTTCTATAGAACAAGTTGCAGCGGCACCAATTCCACCTCCACCGGAAATATCTATAGATGGAGGTTCGGTGTACCCAGAACCTGCGTTGGTTAATAGAATATCAAAAATAGAATAAACTCCTCCGGCACTAGTTGTTATTGCAACTGCTGTTGCATTGTCTCCAGTGGGTGATGTCGAAATACTAACAATTGGTATAGAAGTATATCCATATCCATCATCATTTATGAATATCTCTCTAACATAACTAGTTCCTATAGATGCTGAGGCAGTTGCAGTTCTTCCAGTTCCAACAAGTTGTAAGGTTGTTATGTACCCCTCATCTTGAATTTGAGTATCAATTTCGTCAATTGTAGTTTCAATAACTTCATCTTCATATTCAAATAATTCACATTTCAGTTCATACATGTATAGTTGCCCCAATTGATAAAAAGGTTGCTCATTTTCTACAAATTTAATTTCAAAAATTCTTTGTCCAAGGGGAAAATAAACTAAATCACCTTCTCTGGGGCGTGAAGAAATGGTAATTTCCGAAGGACTTTCAGTCTCTAAAAATGGAGATATAAAATCTTCGAATCTTTCTTTAGAAATTACTAAACTTAATTCATCTTTTAAATTTACACCAAATTTTGTTAAGATATCACCCTGCCCAGAATATCCATCATAGTTGTTTATATATGCTTCTAAAGCAAAATTATCATCAAACTTTGAAGATTGTATTTCTTTGATAATAGACTGACTTCTTATGAATTTTCTAGGTATATAAACTATTTCAACACCATAAATTCTCAAATGTTCATTAATTAGTTCTTGAACTAATCTCTGCTCATTTTGAGAACCTTGTAAGAAGAAAGGATTGAGTGCCATATTAACCTATAAAATCATAAGGTGGTAATTCATAATCAAGAGACATTCTTTGTCTTATATTTTCAAGTTCTCTTTCTGCATCTTCATATAACTCTCTACCATTTAATTCTATTCCACCTGGCAATTTAACTCCTCTAAATTTAATGAGATTTTGTCCCCACTGGCGTTTCATTAATGATGTTAAATATTTTTTTAAGAAACTATCATCATAAACTTTAGTGAAATCGTTTGGATTTAAAATTCTATAACAATCAATAATTAAATATGTATCTTTTGATTTGGAAGTCCAATCAATATCTAGATATAGTCTATTTTGTCTTTTATTAAATCTTATTTGTTTATCAGTTGAAAGTAAAAAATCAATATCTTCTAAGTATGTTTTTACCATTGCATATTGTAAAAGTTCGACAGAATTAAAATAATATAAATCATTTAAAAATAACTGATATTTAATGCTCCACATACCTGCAGATATTGAACTTGTATCAAATTTAAATATTTTTTCAACACCAATCACTGAATCCGGAACTTGAATATAATTCGAATTTTCATAAAAAGTTGAAGTTATTGTTCCAATACCACTGTTAGATGAAGATCCTGTAGTGGTTACAATACCAACTCCATTTGGGGGATCTGCCCTTCCTCTATTAATGTCAGATTCAGTTATCTTATATTTTAAATACATTCTTTCAACACCATCAAAATGGCGTTCATTAAAAAACTGTAGAGCATCATCTACTAGGTCATCAATTTGTTCATCAGCTAGATTAATTTCTAATATAGGAGCTCCTAGTTTTCTTAAACAATAATCAATTAATTCTTGTCTTGTTGATGGTTTTGACATTTTTTTAATAGGTTCCTCCGTCTATTAAACTAGACCATACGGGTACATTACCATTAGTTGTTGTCAATATATAGTTAGTATAATTGACTGGACTATCTGGCGAATCGGTATAATAAAGTAATCCATCATTATTAAAATATGCCACAGAATTTGTGTTGTATGTAGTATATGATATTCCATCTGTTTCTATTTGATCAACAGATATGTTAATACCAGAAGCCTCAGAAAAACTTATTCCAGTGGCGTTTAAGGTTCCAATAGTACCAATACCACTATAAGAAATATCAGTCCCCGATAAGTAATCAATAGTTCCTGTAGTTACATCAAGAGTTTCAATAGTACCAATACCACTATAAGAAACATTAGTCCCACTTAAGTAATCAATAGTTCCTGTAGTGGTGTCTAAGGTTTCAATAGTACCAATACCAGAAGTATTAAGATTAGTATTAGTTAAGTAATCAATAGTTCCTGTAGTTACATCAAGAGTTTCAATAGTACCAATACCAGATATATTAATCTGATTACCACTTATATAATCTACTACGAATTCAGTATTTGCATAAAGATTGCCACCAACATAAAGATCACTAGAAAATGTTCCAACACCAACAAAAGTAGACACTCCAGAAACATATAAGTCACCGATAGTGGCAATTCCTAGAGTCGCAATACCACTGTAAGAAATTCCTATACCACTTAAATAATCAATAGAAGCAGAATTTGCATAAAAATTTTCTGAAAAATAGCTAGTCCCATTAAATGTAGAAATTCCAGAAACATAAAGTTGTGTAACAGATGCAATTCCACCTATAACATTTTTAGATGTATCTGAAATGTCGCCCGAAAATCCAGAAACAACCTTAATAGCATTTTGTTGTCCTATTCTTACCTTTATATCTGACATTATCTAGTTACTCCTTCTCTTACCAAAGCCATTCCTTCAATGACTCTCGATTTAAGACCAGTTGGACTTGTAATTAAAATATCATAAACATATCTTCCGGGTTTTAAATTTGCAGTTTGGGCAGGTGTTAAATATATTAAAATTTTTCCACTAGTAGGTGGATCTAATATTGAAGTTGAAAATGAAATATATGACGTACTTCCAGACCATTTTCTTAATTGTGAAGATATAGAATAATTAGTTAAATCTAATGCCGAATTGTAATCCGCACTTTCTAGAGTAAAAGACTGACTAAAATTTGCACCAGCATTGATGACTATATTAGTTACATATACTGAAGACATTTTGCAAATTTTCCCTACTTTTTATTTATATTTGAATTGAAGAGAATGAAGTTATAACCTCTTGTTGCTTTAGATATAATTTAACGTAAAGTTTTGCAAAAATTCTAAGTTCATCTTTATCTAATTGATCAATAAGTCTAGAATGTTTTTCATATTCAAATAATTTATCAACTGTATCTAAACTAATATCATTTGTATCCATTTAAAATCTCCTTTAATAATGACTTAATTTCATTAATATCTTCTTTAATTTTTTGAATTTCCAATTGCTGACTACTCCTTTTTTTAACAGAAGCAATGTAATGATTATATGAAAGATTGTCACAATTAACAATTGCTCCAGTATCCTCATCTCGATATAAATTTGGGTGCCCTTCTACTGGTATCATCATGCTAGTGCAATAGTCCTTAAATCTTTAAATCTTGGAGCTTGTGCTTGATTTGAAGAAGACATTACTATCTTAATTGCATATCCAGTAAATGGTCCAATATTATTAACACTAAATTCATAATCTTTAAATTCTTCATCTAAACTTGGAGAAACGTAAATATCAGGAAGACCACTGTTATTTTCCGGATTAACAACATCTAAGAATCCATCATTATTATTGTCAATTGATAAATTATCATATCCTGGGAATAACTCAAAAGATTGTTCTACCTCACTAGAATCTGGTCTAATTAAACTATATAAAACTCTAAAATCAGAGTCAGCGTGTCTATAGGCAGACACTATAACTTTCAATGAGGTTGATGGATTGGAAAGGGAAATGGTATTTGAAATATAATATGCAATATGTGGATCATCAATTAAAGAGTTGACTCTACCATCTTTAGCATAGTTAGAAACTGGTAAATTAATTCTAGAGACTCTATAATCTGTAAAACTATCATCCAAGAAAATTTGAGGTGAAAGATAATTATTTGTGGTTGATAAAGTAATTGCAGTAATACTAGATTTATTTCTAGGCATTGAATCAAGATACTCCTCTTCGTTTACCTTGGAGCAAATAGACCTAACAGATGAAAGTTTATTCAAACTATTTAATTGAATATCTTCATAACCTTGATCTAAGAAAGAAGTTTCATTTCCATTTACGCTTGTTCCTGTGACTGTTCTAATTCTCGAAGTTAAGAAAGTAGAAGGTTTTGGAATAATAGAATTATAATAAGGAACTAAAGAATCAAATAATATATTTTCCGATGCATAAACTTTATTTCCACCTGTAGAAACTTCACTATTAAATGAAAGTTGTGGTCTAGAAGAAGCATCAGAACTTCTATCATCTCTATCAAATTCAATATAATAACTATCGAGGTCTATGCCAGAGTCACTAATATCGTGAGTTGTATTAATCTTTCTTAAAGAGACGCCATTCAATTCATATTTGTAAACAATCTCTCCAGTATAATGATCTATTTGCTTGGTTAAATCTTTCCCTCTACCAATAACAGTTAATGTTCCAGATTCGCCAGTTCCAGGATTAACTCCTTCATAAGATATAAGTTCATTTCCAACGAGAACATATCCAGTATTAGCAGATCCAACTGCTACACCTTCAAAAGTTGAAAATATGCTGGTATTAGCAACAGATATTGTCGTTGATGATGAAGTTAAATCTGCATTAAGAGTAGTTGGCGCATCATTAGGTAAAATTCCTGATATGGAAACCTTATTATTAAGACCATACATTCCATGATTAAAATGCTCAACTTTTGCATAATTTCCAGTGTAGAATGATCCAACATCTACAGAACTTGTAATAGCAGTTCCTGCCAATGAAACTCTCGTTCCAGAATTATCATAATAAACTAAAGTTGCAGAACCATCATCAGTAAATTCTTGTCCTTGAACATTTGATAAGTATAGAGTATCAATACCATTATTATTTCCAAGTATAGTTATTCTTGCATCACTTCCACTAGTTGAGGAAACAGTTGATGTAACTATACCAACAACATCACCGACTGCATATCCTCTTCCTGAATTTACAACTGAAACTGAAGATATTGCTGAAGTTCCTGCAGAAACATTTGCAATATTCAATGTTAATCCAGATCCACTTCCAACAATATTATAAGTTTGAACATTGGAACCAGTTGCATAGTTTATTCCACCAGTAGTAATTCCTACACTGGAAACAGAGCATCCAGTTCCAACAATATATCCATAAATATAGTCTTTTACAGATTCTCCAACTTTCCTTCCAGAAGTTAAAATACTAATTAATCCAGCATTGGTAGTTGTAGTAATACCTATGTTTAATTTTTTCGGTAAAGTTGTTATTGGGTTGTTAATCAGATTTTTAACATAACCATTACTTCTATCTAAAGATGGATTTGAAAAATATGCTGTTGCTGATGTTGTTGTAAAATCTGCTCTATATAATTTGAATTTAAGATCTTGATTTTGATCTGCTGTCCAAATAGAACCATTCTGAGATTTGAATAAACTTCCATTTCCCCATTGCTGATTATATGTTTGTTGAACTGGACCTGGAAGATTTTTAGTTTCAACAGTAACTTCATTCATCTGTGCAATGAACACTTGATATTCAGTGCTTTCTGGAGATAATAAAACTAAAGCATATTCTGCATTTGGTTCAAGATAAATTGGATAATTAAATGTAAATTTAGTTGGAACAGTTCCATCATCAGAAACATTTATTTGATCTGGATTTAAAGTTACTGAATCACCAATTCTGATCAATGTTGGAGTTCCAAGTTCCATTGTTCTAATTTCTACAGTTACTGGAGAATTTGCAGAAGATTTGGTATAAAAATAAATATCAACAGAAGTAATAAAAACTCCATTCGCATCATCTTCATCATTTCCAACAATGAATGATTGAGCAAGTGGATCATGATAGTTAACTCTCGTTCTGGTGATTTTCTTCCTAATTCTTCTGGTTTCAATTGTCGTAGGATTTGTTATTGCATTTTCATATAATTCTAATGTTCCTTCGGAAGTATAAGTTGTTTCTGCTGAAGAAATACTTGTATCTCCAACTACAGGTTCTTTATTTGTTGAACTTGATGAAACTTTAAATGTTTTTGTTCCAGTATTAATTCTAACTAATGGTGCTGGATCAGTGTTAGGATCCCTTAAGAAGAATGTTCCAATTATTGACCCATTAGCATCAGTGATTAGTCTTCTTTTAGAAACGTAGGCAATTGCATTACTATTTTGACCAACAAGAACTGTTCCTTCTACGACATATCCAGAGTAAAGACCTTGTGCCTCATTAGAAAGAGAGAAAGTATCTACATTTAATGTTGAGGAAGATTGACTATATTCGTCAGGTATAGTCTCTGTCTTTTTATATGGATTTAATGAATATCTGTAGGAAGGATTATTATATGGTCCTAGTTTATGGTTAGAAACTGCAACTCTGAAAGAAATTATCTCATCATTTGTCACTGGATCATATCCAATTACTGTTTCTCCAACTTCAAAAATACCAGATGAACCAGAAGTTGATAAAGTATTATCTGGGGATATTTCTAAAAGTTTAGGGACAAAATCAACAGAAGCGTTTCCATCAATAAATTGATAGTATTCAACAAAAGATTTTAAATTAGAAATTACAAACTCAGTATTTCTAGATCTCATGTATTCTTCCGGTCTTGAAGAAATTAAAGATCTTGTTGAAGAACTTTCTGTTTCTACATATGAACTAGTAATTCGCTTTTTAACAGTTTTTATTGTTTTATCTTTTTGCGATTCTTTTGTGCGTAATATTGTTTTATTTTTTCTTTTCCTAATAACTTCTTTATCTTTAACAACCAAATAATTTGTAATACTTACCGTCCTGTCGGGTAATTCAATAGTTCTGACCCAAGAATCACTTGAAGGTGATAATGTAACTATTCCTCTTACAACTGAAACGTGGAATGGATTAATATTTTCTACCCTAGTCGCTAATAATTGTGAAATCCACTCTACAGAATCATATTTTAATGTAATAGAATCTCCAGTTTTTTGGACATTTGAGTCTAATAATTCATAATTTGCTGATAAATCAATGACTTCATTAGTAAGATTTTCTTTGGGAATTAGGTAATTCTTTAAACTATTTCTAGAAATAATTGGAGTTAATTCTTTTGTTGAAGGATTAACCTCACATAGGGATAAATCCAAATTAACTCTATTATTATCATTGAAATCATCAACAAAAAATCCAGTTTTATACCTGTTTAACCCTTGAGCATCTTGGATTTGAAAAGTTTCTGTTTTTAATTCTAATAATGAAAGTGAAGTAACAGTCTCTAAATTTTTAACCCTGGCTTCAATTTTTCCAATATCTCTCATAGTATATCTCTTATTATCCACAAGAGTTATAACAGCATCTGAAATATTATAAAGATATGGTGGTAATGATATAGACGCTAACTCCATCAAATCTCCAGTTTCTTCCTGAGAAGAAGGATTATCTGCAGAAACTCCAGCATTATAAACAAAAGAACCAACCTTATCTAAGAATAACTTATCAACTCTACCCAAATAATAACTATAACTCACTATGGAACTTTCATCGGGTGCCAAATTAAGTTTAATTGAGGAACTAAAGTCTCTACTGGAAAAATCAAATGGTGAAGAAGTCGTTACTGTGAATGGTGCTACTCTTGGTCTAAAATCTAAAGTATCAGAAGCTCTTATCTCTTTTGCACCAAGAGAGGGTATGTCTTGAGAAAACCTTTCTCCATCATAACTTAATACTGTAAAAACGTCACCATTATCATTCTGAGGAACTGTGTAGTAATCGAAGACGATTAAAAGTCTCTTAGAAGGTTCAGACTCTCCACGATTTCTAATAATACTTGAATAATCATAGTATTGCTCTTTCTGTCCTTTATCAATAGTGAATCTATTAGTTATATTATTATATTTTCCTAAAGTTATACTCTTTAATGCAGGTTTAATACTAGACTCTAAGAAACTTATATTTTCTCCAATAATAAACTTATTACTATTTAAATAAACAATACCAATAGAAGTTGAAGTTTTAGAAACAACTCTAGCTGCCGCATTACTATTAGTTCCAAAAATATTTTCCCCAACAATAGCATTATCGCCAACATTTGATAAAACATCAAAATTTAAAGTATCTAATGTTGGATTAGAGGAATCCAGAGATTCATAAATTGCTAAAACTTTTACCACGTCTGGATAATTTAATGAAATCTTCTCATCTTGGACTCTTAACCCATAATAATTATTATAAGACAAACCGTCATTTATAGATTGATTGGCAGTTGTTCCAGACTCTGGGTATTTTGAATAAATTACATTGATAGTTTGACTTCTGTTATATTGTTTTAATTTACTTTGAACACCATTTTTAATAAATGTTGCATTAACACTGGATGTTACTTTACCACTTGGCAGTTTACTTAATGTTACTAAATTATTGGATAATGAAAATTTATCTGGAGTTAAATTTTCTGTAGTCCCATCATTATAATGAACTGAATATCTTTCTTCATCAAATGGAGAAAATAGTGCAGTAGATAATCCTGAAGGTAAAGAAAAATCCGAAACAGATAAAGTTATTTGCCCCGAAGTAACTGTCTTTTCTGTAGTTGACTGAGCAGTAAAAGTTAAAATTGAATCGTTTAAATCAACTGATGAGATATTGGAATTGGGCAACTCTGCATATAAGAATCCTTTTTCGGATGACTTTATTTGAGGAGAACCTATAAAGAATGTAACACCAGTGGTTACTCCAACAGAACCATCACAAACACCGGAAACTGAAGGAATACTACTGACAGACATTGAAGAACCTGTCTCATTTATAGAAACTACTTTATTATAAGATTCTGTAGTAGATCCTTGTTTTTGATAACGAATAATAGAACCTATCTTAATCCTATCAAAAAACTTACCCGGAGATGTTACATTACCACTACCATCAATTGATATTTGTGCATCAAATTGCGTAAATCCTGGGGGAGTGTTTTTAGTTAAAACAGAATCTGCTAAAAACGCAGTGGTAAATCCAGAAACTGAAGTTGGTTGATACAATTGCTTAATATCATTTGTATCATAAACTACTATTGAACTAATAATTCCGGATTTATTTTCTATTCCATTTATTAAAATTTGCTCATTTTGAATGAATGTTCCAGATGTTTGTCTCAAAGTTATAACAGAACCTGTTCCCTGATCAATAGAATATCCACTTGCACCACTACTTTTACCTTTAATTTGGAAAGAAGTGTTTATTCCTAAAGATGAAATACTCACATTTAATGTGAGTTTGGTGTATGTTTGTATATCATATAAGTATAAATCCCAATTTGTTGTTTGGTCTTCATACGCTGAGTCTGTTAATTGATAATTATAAACTCTAGCATCTCCAACTTTAGTAGTGGAAGATGGATTTCCACTTGAAGATCTTCTTTCGGAATGAAGTTCTATAGATTTATTTTGTTTTGGTGATCCATCAACATTATTAACTACAATAAGATTGCCCATTTCAAATGGAACGTTTACATTATTAACGCTTTGTGTTTGTCTTGGTTTTTGAACATCAATTATAGAGGTTGTTGTTTTTTCAATATCGTATCCTTTAACAAATGCTTTTCCAGGAGAAAGTTTTACGCACATCAAATTATCTGAAGGATCATCTCCCTGCTCAGTTTTTTGAGTATCAAAAAACAAACCATCGCTTCCAATTCCATCATTTAATGAATTGTGCAATGACACTTTAAAGGGAATTACTGCATAATTTCCAGATTCATCATATGTTCTTTGTGCGAGATAATCTCTAATTAAAGAATAATCAGTTTTTATATTTAACTTTTTAATTATACCATTTTCAACTCTAAGAAGTTCAATAAAATTGGAATCATTATCTACACTGTCTAAAGATTTTTTAACCAAAGTTAAACTTATTTTAAGTCTATCTGCACCAGGTGCTGCATAGTTATTAAATCCCTTTGCATTATCATAAAGTGAAGAGTCATCCTTAGCAGTTATAATTTCTTCACTTACATTTAACCCTACTTTATATGATGGTAAATTAGAATATTGGTCTAAAATAATAGTTTGCTTTACAACCGATACAAAAGTTCCTCTTACAAAATAAATTCCATTGTCAATTGAAGCTGCAGAACCTATTGAAGTAGCATCTGAGGATATTAGAGAAGCAAATGGTGTTCCTGCAGTAATTGTTGTATTTCCATAAACAACATTTTCTTCACAAATAATTGATTCTCCATCTTGAAATTGGGAGATAGTGAAATCAGAACTTCCACTGACATACTTTACAAATATTGTGGCATACTCTAATTGGTTACTATCATCTGGAATATCAACTTTTTGTATTTCTGCAACAATTCCCGATACTTGACCACTTATTCGTTTACCAACATATTGATTTAAGTATAAGGAAACATTTACACCAAAATTCTTAGCATTTAATTTAACTGCATAAAATTCTGGGTCATAAGTTAAGTTTCCTGGTATAACTACAGAACCATCCTTAAATATATGTTTTCCAAAAGATTCTACTTGATTCTGTAAAATTGATTGAATAGTATTTAATTCCCTAGTCTGTATAGGTCTTCCTGGATTGAAAAGAACTTTATAAAAATTCTTTTGCAAGTCAAAATCATCAAAATATGGACTTACATTTAGATTTGTTTTTTGTGCCATTTTTTAGAATTCCAGGATAATTTTAACGTCTTCTTTTTGTCTAGTGTTTCGGGCAATCAAAGGTCTATTATCAATATAAATGATATCCCCGCTCTTTTTATTTATTTCAGGATTTGCCAACCCATAAACAAAATTTACACCTAGATTAATTATTTTAGTATTTACTGTAGTTGTAATTCCACTAAATCCAGTATCTATAGTGTATACAAATCCACTTGTTTGACCAGTAAGAGACCCACCATTAGTTGTAATCCCTACATTTGCGTTAGCAGAAGAAGAAACTCCTACGTAATCTGTTTGATCGTGTGAAGTTTGGTTATAGTATAAAGATCTATCTTTAAAATATTTTAAAACTTTAGTTTCACTATCATACGATGCAACATATCCAACAGCAGATGTATTTTGTTGTATAAATTTTTCACCTACTTCTGGTAAATATGCATTGGTTCCTAAAATTTTAACTGAATATAACCCAGTAAAACTACCATCAGTATATACTTCACTTGAATCAAATTTTGTTGGATTTTTAACAATCCCTATCTGGCAAAATTTAGTATCAATTGGAAAATCTCTTGTGGAATCGTCAAATCTAGCATAGATTAATACTTTATCGGCACCAAGTTCTTTATATAAATCATATCCATGTCCCTTAGATGGTGGGATGATAGGTATGAGTTTTGCTTTTGTGAAGCTTCCGCCCGGTTGAAGTGATCCAAGATCAACTATCCCATAAGTATAATCTTTACCACCATTTGAAACGGTTGTATTAGTTATATTACCTGCACTATTTGTTTCTATCAAAACAGTACCACCAGTTCCATCACCTAGAATATCAACTTCTATTCCTCCAGAAGTTGTTGCACTATATCCAATTCCCTGTGTTTCAATATAAACAGTTTTTATTTGATTCTCAGTAATCGAAGAATTGCCGTTTTCTCTAACCGAAACTATTTGACTGTCCGTAGAAGTATCCCAATCATTGGGTAAAGTAATATACTCTGTAGAATCAAATTTTACAATATCTCCGGGGGAAACTGTAAATAAGTATTTCCAAATATATCCATCTTCACCAGTTCCCGCCGATGAGGGTTCTAAGTCTGTAAATGTTGGTTTAAACTCTGATGGATTTCCTGTAGTCTTTATGCCACTCGAACCATTTTCAATACATATGTAAACTTTATACTCATCAGTTATAACATAATAATTACTATCATATAGTCTAGGCGTTTGTGATATTGGACTTAGATTTTCAATATTATAATCATGGCGATACATATCGTATCTTGTTTGACTTACCCAATCAACTCTTTTAATAGCTCTTCTTACACTTGAAGATGTAATTCTCTTTCCAAACAATAAAGTATCTTGATATTGAGTTGAATAGTCAAGATTATCAGTTGGATTTGGAACAATCCCATTCGATACTCCTGGACCATCCCATTTAGTATCTCTAGCAAAACCAGTATATATGCCCGGATTGGACAATCCAACCCAAACATAGTAAGAATCATTTTCAAGAGACTCTATGAAATTAGAAGCGTTTAAAATCCTAAATTGATCTGAAACAAGTGCAGACATTTATATAATTCTTTTTTTTTCTATTTATATTATCTTATGGATCATTTTTCACCAATGCACCCGTATATCTCAATCCATTTCCTCTTCTCTGAATAATTGGATATGTTGTCAATCCCGCACTATAACCCTCAGAAGTTATTCCTATACTTGAAGTATATCCACTAACTCCAATGGAAATTGGGGAACTTGATCTAGTAAATCCAGAAAGTCTCCCCCATGACAGTTTACCCACGGGGGCATTTGAAGTTCCAGTTGTTGCAATTCCAACAATTGAAGTATTTGATGCTATGTTGCAAGTTACAATTCCCGAAGAAGATGCATGGACATAATAGACGTTATTGACAAATGAAGTGCTAATAGAAACAATATTACTATCATTACTATCAACAGAAGTTACTCCACTTCCAACCCCAGTGCCAGAAACGTAGATTGCATATCCAACGCTTAATGATGGATTTTCAGAAACTGCGAATTCTAAAGCTAATGGATGACCACCAATACCTGTTGTTGTTGCAATACCGACAATATTAACAACTTTACCTTGAACAGATGTAATATCTTTGATAATTTCTACATTACCAGATGCTTGTTGTGCCGAATGATTAATTATAATTGCATTTAAATTATCAAGATCATTTTCATAATCAAATAATTCTGAATTATCTACAAATATTTCTGTAGATAAAGTTGTAATGTCTTTAATAATATTTGCTGTTGGGTAAACTTGACCCTCTAAAGAATCTCTAGATTTAGATACTGAGTCTCCGAAGATAATTAAATCTCTTTTTTGTTTTTCCCAACTAATAGGTTTATAATTAACTTCATCAATTCCCTGTTCATAATATAAATTAGTTTCAAGGGTATCGGTTTTAGTGATGTCGTAAACTATCCTTTTCTCTTGAGTTGTAGTATTTTCAATTAAATTATTATTACTAAAAACTTGTATAGTATCTCCAATTTTTAAACTTTCTTCAACACTAACATTTTTGCTATCAGTTCCACTAGTTCCCCTATAGAAAAATACTTGAATCTCATCTTCTTCTTTTGGTGACTCTATAAAACTAAAAGAAGTTCCACCCTCAAAAGTATATGCTTCATTTGGTTGTTGCAAAATACCATTTATAAAAATAACTAATAAAGATGAAAAATCTATTAGAGCAGAATCTTCGTTGGTTTCATCAATTTCAAAACTCAGTAGTTGTGAATTATAGTAAAGTGGGAATCTTTTTCTAACACCATCTTGATATTCTTTTATAGAATCAATATAATCTAGTTCACCAAATTGCCAAGAACCGAAAGAATCATTAAACTCTTCAAGAACTGTAATTTCAAATTCACTTACTGGAGAAGATAATCCTTTATCAGTAACTAATCCGACCGGTTTAAAAACATCACCTCTTTTAAATCCATATCCATTTCTTACAATATTAAAAGATTTAACTTCAAATAAAGTTGATCCAATACCAACTGATGTTGAACTTGCCCCAACTTCAACATTTAATAATAATCCAGAACCAGTTTCAGTAGTCGCTCCAACACCTAATCTTGAAACACCAATGACAGGAAGATTTTCATAGGATGGTGAAGGGATAGAAATAATCGGATTTGTGTACCCAGATCCACCACTAACTAAGTTAAATGATAATGTACCTCCTACACCTACAGTAGCAGTAATTGAACCTACAGAACCAGTATGACCAGATTCAGTTACTGTGATAGGGACAGGAGATCTATAACCAGAACCAATATTAGATATCCCAATGCCAATAATTGTGCCACCAGAAACAATAGCAGTTGCAGATGCTCCAACAAGTGGTGCATATCCCAGTCCAGGTGTCGATCCATAAGAAATAATAATACCACCTCTAGGGATTTGATTTAGGTTTACATCTGTTATAGATGTGTATTGATCACCATTACCTAACTTAACACCAGTAAAGACTATTGAAGATATACCGGAAATAGTGTCTTCTTGAATAGAGAAATTATTTCCAGAGTTATTTTGAGTTGTTGGTGCTTGAAAAACTCCATTAATAAAAACTATTCCATTTGAACCATCTGTTCCAATACCAGTAACATCATTTCCTTTATTCTTAAGTGTAAATGTTTGTCCGATACCATTAAATTGATCCGAAACATCATCGTAAATTAAATTCGTAGAATAATTATTCCTTAAGAAAACTCTTCCATGGAATTGAGATTTTTGTAAAGGTAAATTGGATGAAGTAGAAAATCCAGATGTTTCTTCTGTTTCACCATATGGTGATTCGGTAAAGAAAATTTTGTTTCCTACAATGTTATAGGATCCTCTATAAACCCTCGATTCTGTAGTGTCGGTATGTGCAACCGCAACAGAACCTAAAGCGCCCCTAGTAACCTCTACGAGAGGAACTGATCCAGTAAATGTAATAGGACCTATAGAAGTTGTTCCAAATCCCACATTTTCAACAACAACGTATTCATTTTCAATCTTTAATAAATCATTTGGTATAATAGAGGTAATGCCACTTAATGCAAAAACAGTAGTTCCTATTCCAATTTGACCACCATTTCCAGATAATGTGTATAACAATGATGTGTATGCTATTGGGTACTGAACCATATTATTCACTGCTATCAAAGATTTTTCATTCTTATTATACATTTCAATTTGATGTTCAGTTCCAACTCCAACAGATGTAAAAGACACTGCTATACCTTGAGATGCATATTCTGGTCTAGTAGAAACCTTAAATGAATTTACATCTGTTTTAATCGCCCATAATCTATTTGGTAAGATTGTGGTTACTATTCCAAGATAATCTGATGTAGCACCAATTCCCATAGAAGTTCCGCCATTACCAGGGGAATATGTTAGTTCCTCTCCTGTAACAAAAAAGTGATTGTCAATGTTAATTGTACCGGTATTTTCAGCACCAACTGAATCAATAATGGTATTGTCTGATGGATCAAAAACTTTTGAAAATATTGGAATTCCTTTATAAAATGTTTCAAATTCGATAGTTTGATTATCAAACTCGGAACTTATGTCATCAATTGGAAGAACCCTATTCGTTAAGTTAACAATATAATCAGATAATCTTAATTTTAAGAATTCTAAAAACTTTGATTTGTCATCTAAAACATCAACGTCTCTTGCAAGAGCAAAATTATAAATTGTGTCTATTCTAACCGATCGAATATAATTATTCAATAATGTAATGGTAGAAGTCGTTCCTATTCCCACACCAAAACTAGCATTTCTTAATAATTGAGTGTCTGCAAAATTTTTCAATCCACTACTGTGCAGTAGATTATTTACTGGAGTTACAATTTCTTCCCATGTTTTACTACTCTTCACAGAATACGATAAATTTTGATAATAATCATTATCGGAAATAAATTGAGTATCATCACTTAACTTTCCTATTTCATTTTTCCATCCGTAATTTTGTAAAGCAAAGTGATCAATATTATATTTTCCTGAAGTTGATTCTTGAGAACTAACGGTTGCCAAGTTGTATGAACTCAATCCTTGTATTATTTCACCTGCAGATAAGTCATAAGTACCGTTAACTCTAACAAAGTTTTCATTAGAATTTGTTACTATTAAATCCGTTTCAATAAGATTAGATCCATCATATAGAGAAATCTTTTCACCTACAAAAAATGGAGAAAAAATTTGATTAACTTTAAATTTAGGATAATCTGAATATCTAACTATTGTTGCATATCCATTTTGCACTTCTATAGGAGTACCTGGATTATTAGATGGAAGATCAAATATAACTTTTGCTGGATTTAAATTTAAATAATTCTTAACCACAAAAAAGTCATATCCATAATCAGAAGAATTGAATCCATCTCCTGCTGAAGTTTGTTTTTGAATATTTTCTACGAAAATTTTATCACCAATTGAAAATTGTGGAGTATTAAATCCAGAAAGTGGAGTTACTAATGTGCAAGTAACTTCTGATCCGCTTATTTCAACTTTTTGAATTGAATATCCATTACTATTATTAACTGCTCTGATTGTAACAGGATTATCAGGCAATCCTTTCGGATTAGACTCAATAATTGTAGATTGAATTGAACTTCCAGATAAAACTGCTTTAATTATAGAAGATTCAATTAATTCGCCGGTGTCTGAATTTATAACGACTAAATTTGGTGGAAAATCATAATTTTTTCCACCATCTAATATAGAAATACTATCAATAGTATTTGATGAAACTATTGAGATTATTTTAGGTATAGAAGTAGTTGGTCTAAGAGTTTTGTCGGAAGCATATTCAAATCCTTCATTTACAATTCTTAACTCTTTTATTTTTCCAATTGTATTAGATAATGGTAAAGCAACAAAACCATAACCTGTTTCAGAATCTGTTCCCACAAACTTAGGTAAACTTTCATATCCAAATCCAGAAGACTCAATTTCAACCTTATAAACTCCTCCAGTTTCTCCTACTTTTTTGGTTGAATATTCCAAAAGATCACATTGACTTTGAATATAAGATAATCTTTCGGGTATATTTTTTAAGGAGACTGTAAATGTTGTTTTTGAAGTTCCAACACTAGTTATAGTATATGAACCATTATATACACTATCTCCTAATAATATTTCAGAGTAATTATTGACATCTTTGTCTGGGGAAAGAACTTGACCAGAGTATTCTAAAGCATAATATAAAGATTCTGGGAAGTTGTCGGAATAATTTATTACCAAATATCCATCCACTCCGGGAGTTCCAGTAGTATAAATGGAAAATTCATTAGAATTTCCTATGGAATTAAATTCTTTTGTGAAATTTTTATCATAAAAAATCTTAAGTTTGTATCCAACTAAAGAAGAATCTGTAAGGTTGAATACTAAATTATTATTCCTTATAATAGAGATTCTTGGGTTCACCGAAGATAATGAATGAATAAATGTTCCTGTTCCTGTGATATCTACAGTTAAAGGTGGCGAACTAATTGGATCTAAGTAAGTTTCGCATAGACTAATATTATTTTTATCAATTACATAAACATAGTAGAATCCAGCAGATAATCCTGTTGCAACTATTCCTGTTGAATTGTAATATACTTTATCACCTGTTTTTAAGTTATGTGATGTAATATTAATAAGATTTGTTTCGGTATTAATTTGAGATGGAGTGAAAGATATTGGATTTGTCAAAAGAGTATTAGTATTACTTTCTCTCTTTACATAAACAAAACTAGACGAACCTACACCAACTGAAAGATCTGGTTTAACCCTCAATATAATATTATCATTTTCATTTAAATTATGTGCGGTTGATACTGATACAACACTCTCAACTCTAGAAACATCTGCAGTAATTTGATTTAAAGAAGTTTCTATTGAATATCTATAGTTATTAGATCCAGATGAAAGTAAAAATAGACCATTTGTTGTTGTTGTAAAACCAACACTGGTAACAATTCCAATCAAGTCCTTTGATTTTTTAATTACATATAAAGTTTCAAAATTTCCATCTAAAATATTAAAAGAATTAGACGTCGATGTGTTGGCAACAGAAATGGAAGAAGCACCTTCAGGTTTTCTAAGAATAACTTGTTGATTTGTAGAGAACTTGTGATTTGGCAAATATATGCTTTGAGTAGGAATAAAAACAGTTTGAGAACTATCTCCTATTTTGAAAGTTCTTTCTACACCTACTCCGGATGTTGTTCCCACACCAACAGATTGTGTGGGATTAAAATATGTCTTATAATTATTCTTAGATTCAAAATAATCTATTTTTTTATTAACTGTAAATGAATTAGGTAAGAATTCTATAGGTGAAGACTGAGTATGAGCAACTCCTGAAGAAGACCTATAAACTTTTAAAATACCATTTTCTGGATAAGAATTCAAAATTGAAAATAGTTCATTTTCAATCTTTATACTACTACCTGCAGAAACATCAGATGGAATTGAAGATACATAAATATCGGTCACAATACCTGTCAAAGCATATGCTGGTATTTCTTTTTCTAAAGAACTATTATAAGTGGTTACACCAATTTTATAAGATCCATTTATTTTCGATATTTGTGTTGATAATCCAGTAATGTTTATATTATCACCATCAATAAAATTATGATACGGTGAAACATAAACTTTTACTAAATCATTAGATTCCCAAGTAATTAAAGAATTCGTATAAGAAGATACTGAAGTTTGTATGTCAATGATTTCTTTTCCTTTTATTTCAGAAACTTTTACAGATAATCCCTGCCCACCAGTATTAGTATTATCAAATAGTATTTCATCCCCAACAGAATAGTCATATCCAGACTCTAGAATATTAACCTTTGAAATGTTTCCTTTACTTACAGATTCAATAAGAGTTTTTTGATTGATAATTTCATTAGATTCTGTTATAAAATCATAATTTGCATATCTTTCATTAACTTTATATGGGAAAGTATTTCTAATTAAAGGCGAATTATTGAAATCGAAAGAGTGATCTAGTTCTTTATTTTCCTCTAAAATTGATGAGCGATATTTATTTCCTATGAAATATGGAAATTTTCCATAAATTTGCCCATCAGTTATTTGAATAGAAGCAAAATACGCATAAGTTCCGTTGGGAAATTCTGGTGTTACGCAATATCTTCCATTACACTCATCCAAATCTCCGTTTCCAACATAAGAGAAGTCTTCAACAAAAAATCCTAAAGGGAAAGAAACTAAATCTAAACCATTTGTTCTAGAAGGTGAATATCCAGACTCTAATAGTTTAACAAACGATTCGGAATCGCTAGGGTTACTGTAACCAAAAGGACCATAAATTGGATTTCCATCATAAGCCCACCCAATAATTGGTGAATGTGTTTGATTTTGCTGACCATCGTCACCAAGATAATCTTTTATTTTTTGAGAATAACCAGAAATAACATATTGCAAATTCTTTTTAGATGGAACTAGTGCCTCTGAAGCAAATATTCGATCAAAAATATCATAACTACCAGAAGATCCGTATAGGTAAGAACTATTTACAATCCAAGACTTGATATTGGATTGAAATACTGATTTTTCTCCGGCAGATTTAACAAAAATTGTGGTATCAGTTTCCAAATATCCTATACCAGAATTTATTACAACAACTCTAGATATTTTATTATTAACAATAATTGGTTGAAGAATTGCACCAGAACCACTCCCATTAACAATTAAATCTGGTGTCGAATAATATTCACTTCCACCATTTAAAACTATAACCTTAGAGATAGAACCATTTATTATAATGGGAATCAACTGAGCATTTTTTCCAATTTTAACTTCAATTTTAGGTCTTTGGTGAACATTTATTGAAGAAACACCATAACCAACTCCACCATCATAAACATAAACTTGTGATATTTTTCCTCTGACTATGGGAGTTGCATTTAAAGTCCCTCTTACTTGTGTACTTCCCAATCCAACTACAGAATAGTTAATAGACAATGATATATCTGGATACTTGAAAGTTTGATATCCGGTTCCGGAATTGTTAAATTTAACGTAATTCTTTCTTTCATAATTTACACTTATTGTTCCTCCAACTCCAGCATTGCAAAGTCTAAAGGAATCTTCATCAACTTTTAAAACGTAATACTGATTTGAAGTGGAAAGACCCGATATTACTGAAGTCTCATAACTATAATTTACCAACTCCCCATCAGAAAATCCGTGATCGATATAATTAATAGCATTTTCACTTGTAGAAACTGCAGAAGGAGAAACTCTAAGTTTCCTATTAGTATATCCTTCTCCACCATTAACTACTTCAATTTCGGATAAGTTATTTTTTACTTCCGTTTTAAACTTATGAATACCTGCATTACCAATTGTTGTAAATCCAACTGTATTAATTCCACTAATATAATCGGAGAAAGATTGATATAATCTTATTGCACTATCATTAACAACTTCACTATAATAAATTGCGTTATTTTTTAAACTTTTTGATTGGTTATTATTAGATCCATTATAAGTTCCAATACCAATTTCAACATTACCATTACTATCATATACGATTGGTTGACCATTAACTAAATTATGCTTTTGTGAGAAAAGTATATACTCATCAGTGTAACTTAACCCCCCACCAAGTGAAATATCTCTAGCATTAAACTCTATTTCTCTCCTATATTTTTTAATGATAGGTTTAAGTTGACATCCTTTACCATTTCCACCACTTAAAGAAATTGAAATTACAGAATTTAAATCAAAATCTTGCGGTTCAACATATACCCTTTCAACAGATCCTGTTACAACTGGTTGTAAAACAGCATCTCCAAAAGAAGGTTCTATATAAGGGGGATTAATTACATCAAAATTTCTACCACCATTTAAAACCCTTACATTGTCAATAGGTCCATAATATACTTTATCATTAGTCTTATAGTTATAAATTTCTACACCATTTTTCAACATACCAGTTGTTCCTGGTAGAGTTTCATAAACTATATTATCATCTAAATTATTATCAAGTTTAAACTTTTTAAGAACTTTTTGCGGTGATATTAATCTATTAGTTTGAATACCAATATCATAAGAAGGTAAAGAATTTGATGCAACATACATATACTCAGAATTTTCATCATAAACGTTCAAAACATCTGACATAATAATATTGTTTCCAAATTCTATTGAAGACACAGAACTTGATGCTGTATTTAATTTTCTTCTAATGTCATAATCTTTTAATGGATTTAAAACATTAGTATTCGTATTAATTTCAATCGTTTTATTACCTACATTAACTACGGTTGCAGATGAAATTGCAACAGTTTCATTATTTCTTTCTAAAATTTCAATAGTATCCCCAATTTTTAAACTAGACTTATCAATATCAGATTTGACAGTTATTCCAATACCAGAATAAGAATCTATTTGATCTCGTGTACTTGTATTATAAAACCAAGAATTTGCAAAAATTTCTTTTTTATTAGATGAAAGATTCTGAATTTTTTCACCTACATTTAATGGGTAAAATTCATCATTAACCAAGAAATTAAAATCATCATCATCCAAAACAACATCGGAAATAACTCCAGTAATTCTAAATTCAACTTTCTTAGTTTCATCTCCATTTTCATAACCATAATAAATTTCATCTGAACGAACAATATCAGTTTTACTAATAGTTGTAGTTGCTATTCCAACATAACATCCTAAAAATTGATTAACTGTTTTATCCGAATAGATAATTTCATTATCTCCACAGTAAATTTTTCCAGATTCTGGAAATCCGATTGTTGAATCAACACTAATTACAGTTTCTCCAATTCCAAGAGGTTCAATAGTAGCATTTTGTGTAACTTTTGAACTACCTGTTATGTTAAATGATCCAGTAATTGATGAAAAAGTATCATCATAACCAACAAAAAGTAAAAGTTTGTAATATATTTTTCCCTTTCTAAAAATAGTCTCAACTTCAGAAACTGCTGCACTTGTAGAAGTATCATTATTCTTATAGATTGTTTGACCACTAAGTAAAGTTGGATTTCCTGAGATTAAATCTATGACTGCAACTTTTCTTCTTAAATATTCTGCATCTGATGATTTTGATAAAAACTTCTCCAAATCAATGACAGATGCATTTTCCCCATATAAAACATTAAAAAGAATTCTAAAAGACTCTGGTGTTCCTTTAGTTTCATAAAGGCTTCTAGATTCTTTTATAAAGTTACCAACATTTAAATCTGAAACAAAGTCAACAGATTCTAAACCTGGAGTTATTGTATATTTTATTTTTTTATAAAATTCTTGTAAAAATAATGAACTAAGATTTTCAACTCTAGTATCAGAGACATGTTCTGCTGAAGTGGATTTTGAAAAAACTAGTTCCCCAGGATCTAATTCACTATGATAATTTGTAATTCCACTAAATCCACGAATGCAACCAGTAAATGATGCTGTTGTTATTCCAGTGTACGTAATGATTTCATCATCAATTTTTAGTAAACCATAAGATTTTGGAAAACCTTTAGTACTAGTTACTACAATAGTTGTATCATCAGTATCAATATCAGAAGAAAGAGTTGTTGAACCAACAATAACTTCCGGTGTTAGATTATCAACCTTCAAATATTGATCTAAGTTTTCTGCAATATCAATCGGTCCAGATTGATATTCTTGAGAAATATAATATTGTTTTAAAAACTCAGAAACTTTAGGACTCTCATCAAATAAAAATTCTGGAATTTGACTTTCAATAATTTGTTGAATTTTTACTCTAGATTCAAAACCAGTTTGTATCATTATTGTTCCTCTTTGATAATTCTATTTAAAGTCCCGTTTGAATAACTCGATGTATAATAATCTCTAGTAAATATCACTCCAGACGTATCTTCTCCAGATGCTATTACATCCTTTACCATATTTATTTCACTTTTTGAAATATCAAGAGAAACATAAAGATCCTTTAAACCAATCACATCATTAGACTCTGGAAATGCTTGAATTTCAATAATATCATTTCCTATTTCAGAAGATGTAATAATAATGGAATTGATGATGATTTCACCTTTTTCATAGTTTACAGTTCCAACAGATCCAGAAATAAAGTTTGCAGGTGAATTTGGATCGGTTGTTTTTTCTGCAAGAAGCAATAAACCAGTTTTCCCATCAGGATTTGGTTTATCTGTAAAGTATAATGTATCTGGATAAGATTCTATCGTAAATCCTGTCGATTTAATATTAAATCCCGATTGATTTACATGAAACTTATTTCCAAAACATAATTCATACTGTGTCTGCCTGTTTAATAATACTTTTAGATCTCTTCTAATTCTAATTCTTGTGATATTTGAAGTTATTGCTTTATCCGTATTATCAATTATTTGTAAGGATTTACTATACTTGAATCTTCCTCCAAATTTATTTAAATCTAATGATTGAGAGTATTTTTGTAAATTTGATTTAATTTTTGTTTTTAAGTCAGAAACACTCCCAACTTTAGCATAATCATAATAGATGTAAGAGACTAACTCAACATAAAGAATTTTAAGATCTACAATTTTATGATTAATCCCCGCCATACTATACTGTTTTAATTTTGTTGCAATTTGCAACTTATCAAAATCTGAAACAAAAGTTCCATTTTTTGGTTTAATGCTAATCAAAACCGTCCCAAATTGTGGCGGATCTAGTTCTTCACCACCAACTACTGCAACAGATTCTGTATTTGGGTAAACTTTATTTTGAATAATTGCTTCATAATCACTTGAAGTAACTGCTCTAAACTGAGAAGAATAAAGTCTTGGGGCAAAATACTTGATTGAACTTATGGATTCTGCATCTCCCCCATTAATTGATTTTTGAACAGTTGTGATTGTAGAAACTGTTGGGCTAACGGCAACATTATTTTGATTTGTAAACGTTCCCTGGAACGCAAAATTAGTAGCATTATTTCCATCTTTACCATCAGTGACTATGTACCTAACAGTGATTTGAGCCCCATTTTCTAATTTTTTACCAAAATACCCATCACCAAATAAGATTTCATATTTCTCATCTTGAACTTCTTGTATTAAATAAATTTCAGAATTTGAATTTACATTTACAATATTTTCAACAAGAGAATATTTTTTACCAAGACCACTGTCGGAGGATCCTTTAACATAAACAACGATGGAACTGGTATCAACATAAGAATTATCAATAATAAATCTTTGATCAAGAGATCCATCCACAATGAAAGACTTAGTTAAAAACGTTCCCTGATATACTGTTATATCACTAAAAGATGCGACACCATCTACAACTGGTTTTGTAATGCTTTCCGTAATTGCAAAGGTATAAGAAGTCTCATCAGCATCTCCTACACAAACCAAGTTTGGTTCTAATGTTAACTGACTAACTCCTTCTGTTGGCGTTGCAGTAAATGATATGACAGCTTCTGACGCTTTTCTAGATCTTGGCACGTAACCTATATTTCTTGCAAGAGAAACAACGTTTTCTCTTACGGTTGCAGAGTCTAAAAATGACTCATTAACCGTCATATTAGTGTTGTATGCAGTAATATAAGTGTTATATGCAAGAAGATCGATTAAAATAGAAAAATTAGAACCTTCAAAATCAAAATCTGTAAAATTAGAATTTGCACGAAGGTAATCTTTAATTGATGTTCTTATTTGATCAAAGTCTAGATTAGTAAATTTAGTGAAAGGCATTTTATCTTGTTGCCTCTACGATAAATGTAAACTGTTGTGTTGGAAATTCTTGTCCTATAATTTCAAAAGAAACTGTCACTTCAAATTCATTTGTATCCGGACTTGGATAAACATTTACAGAAACATTTTCAACTCTTGGTTCATAATTTTTAATTGTAACTTTAATTTGCTCTTGAATTGTTGAAGCCGTTGCATAGTCAACAAAATTAAACAAACTTGAACGAACTTCTGAACCCAGATTGGGGTTAAAAAACCTTTCTCTGGGAATTGTCTCAACTAAATTCCTAATAGAGCGAATAATTGCACGTTCATTCTTCAAAATTGGCAAATCCTTTGTCACAGGATGTGGTTCAAAGGATAGACTAATATCTTTAAATGATCTAGATATCCTTTTTTCGACCATAAAAAATTAAATTTCCTGATTTATTTAGGTCTATTTCCAAGAAATACCATAATTTGGCTCAGTTCCATATTGCCAATCATCATAATCTTCTTGATTTCTAATTTTTTGATGCAATTCACTCTGCTCTTTTAAATGATGTTTATGCTTTGGAACATCATCGTGCATAATTTCCTGAATTGTTTGTTTTTGAGATTCTATATTGGAATAATCCGTAATCAATTTTGTGGTCCCCCACATTTGATACATATAATTTTGATCTCTATCGACGGGTAAATTAGACATTTTAACTCCTGTTTTAATGAATAAAACAGAACTTTTATAAAGGAGGTTTCTATCTCCTTATTTCTATTTAACGATCGATTTCACGGAGAGAATAATTATCAGAATTTAAGTATTTTAGTATCTCTAAAGCGATTAATTTTGGATTTCCATCACCGCAAGTGTAAACATCCACTGCCAAACACCCATTTTCAGGCCAAGTGTGGCAGGAAACGTGACTTTCTGCGAGAGCAATGACGACTGTACATCCTTGAGGTATAAAACAGTGCGAAAACACGTTTAAAACGGTCATTTTTGCACGCTCAATACCCTTTAACATAATATTTTGAAGCGATTCTACATCATTGATTGCTTCAAAATCAACATCATACACCTCTAGGAGCAGGTGTCTGCCCATTGAAAAGAATTTCAATTCAGTTTTACGCAAAAAATATATTTATTTTATCCAAAAACCTTTTCTTTTATGGTCTACATCTTTAATATAAATGCAATCTTGATAAATTTTATCATTATCTTCTTCCCAGATTGGAATCGCTACTGTATTTCCATATCTAAAATCAGGATTTCTTCTAAATTGAACCTCAATCAAATGCCCATCAATAAATTCACAATTAATCCATTCATATTTTTTCTTTAAATTCTTTAAAATGTCAGGAAATTCTATTTTTTTATCAATCTTTTCCCATCTATCCCACTTATAGATGGGATTCTCTTTATTTCTAATTCCTAATACTGTCATATCATGCTGTTGATTATGATAATCGACACTTAAATGTTCTCCTTCAAAGATTTCACACCAAAATTCTGATGGATGTATATTATCTGTTCCCTTTTCAATCCATTCCCGACGAGCAAAGCGGCTCATTCCAAATAAATTAAAAGAAGGACGGATAATATAAAAGTCGGGTTTGGGAACTGTGGTACCAGCAGGACCACATGTATAACCCAAAACCCGACTCAAAAACAATTTATTGTAAACCCAGAGATCTGATGGATGTATTTGATTCCATTCATCATTACACTCCAAGTAATACATTATCCTTTACCTTGACCTCTATACTTCTTACGTGCTCCATTACGAGATGATGCAGCATACTTAGTTCCACCACCAGCTCCTTGACGAGACTTTTTAGGTGGACCAGGAATATAAGAACTTTTATTCAAACCAACTTTTGATTTAGACATAGTTAATCTCCTATAATTTCAGTTTCAAGATCTTCTGGTTTTGGAGAACCTGTCTGATAAAATTCTATCGCCAGATCCTCCATAATATTGAAATATTCTTCTTCTGTAAGTGAGGAATAAATTTTTCTTCCTTTACAAAGAATATTGTATGTATCTGCCATCCTATCAAATAATTCTTGTTTTTTCGTGCCCAACTCTAATACGTGGATCACACCAGATTTCAAATCCTGCTTCCTTTGCATCAAGGCAAAAACTTACATCTTCACCACACATGTCTTGAACCTGACCTGATTCAAAAACTTGCATCTTGGGGGCAAACCAAGGATATTTCATTTCAGAATGTTCGAAAACACCATTCTTAATGAGAAGCCATCCAAATCCAGTATAATCAACCGTAAAAGGTTTTCTCCTCTTTGAAATACTATCTACAGTTTCGTGGTTCATTACACCACCATTATTTCTAAAATCATCTTCTTCTAACCAATGCGCCACAGAGGTTGTTCTGCCATCTTCTGTACAATACCATCCAGCAGCAATATCTTTGTCTATTAGAATTAATTGCCAGAATTTTTCGGTATTGAAAACAATATCCGAATCAATCCAAAGTTGCCAATCGTATTTGAGTTTTCCATCCCACGGAATTTGATCAGGTCCTCGCAAAACGTTCGCACCTAAACATTTGCATCTTGCAAAATTTACCATTGATGAATAATCTTGCGAGATTTGAATACTAGCTCCGCTTTGAACAAGGTCAAAACAAAGTTGAACAAAGTTCTTAAGGTAAGTATATGAAACTCCCCTTCCTGGTAAACAGAATACGATTGATTTTCCTCTTACCATTTCTCTTGCCTTTTCATAATCCCATTCAGGTTCATTTGTTGGGACTGATGGCGCTTTTGCTTTTACTGTAAATCCTTTAGCCATAATTGAATGATTTTACTTCAATATCATACAGTATTATCTAGGTGATGTCAACTAATCTATTTCTGAGAGGATTATTTCCTCCCCTTCAATAATCATTCTTATCTCAGTATCTTCATACCAAGAAAGTTCATTCACAATCTGCTCAGGTATTGTGATATAATAGTCTCCACTAATTGGATCGACTTTAAGAGATTCAAAAATTTCTCCGGAATTTTTTTTCATTCGGTGTATTTTATTTTTGAAATTATATATACCCCCTTTACAAATATTTTAAGTGTTATAATTAGATGCCTTTCGTAACACTTTATAGTTTAGGGTAGTTATGCGTTTTTATATTACGGGCATCCTTATAACATCACGCCCCCGCAGGGGGGCGGCGGAGGGATGGGGGCACTGCCGATCACGAACGAACGCACGTGCCCCCCACACGCCTTAGAAGCGAACTGCCAGGTGAGAGTGTCCCACACGATCTGCCAGGCGATCACGGGCGGCTGCGATGCGGTCGGCACGATGCTGTGCCTTTGCTGCAGCGATGGCAGCGTCAAGGTCTGCCACCATACAGGCACCCAACCCACGGGCACGGGTGAAGGTCATCCCACCGCCGCTGCTGCAACGAAGCGCCTGCCCTTTGCCGTTGCTGTCGGTAGAACGAATGTTGCCGATTGCCTTTGCCATTGTGGTGTGGTTGTGAACGATGGAATCATAGCACGGGGGCAGGCGGTGCCCACCCCCACGAACGGGGTCACCCCCACTGAATGCCACGAACGTCGGAGGCGAAGCGATCGGAGTAGATGCCCGCCAACCACCAACCCTCAGAGGGGTTGATCTGTCCAGCGAAACGAAACTGGGGGGCATCATCGGTCTTGCGGGCAACCCACATGATCTCACGGGTTTCCAGGTTTGAGCAGGCGGAGTAGATTGCCATCGGATCGGTTGCGGTTGCTTTGGAATTCTACAGGGTCAGGGGGCGGATGGTCAACCCGCCCCGTAGGGTTCAGCGGATCGGAACGTAAGCGACGCTCACCTCAACGTAGAGGGGTTCGTCGGTATTGAAGTCGTCCATCCGCTCCCGTAGCACCGCTGCCTCTGCCTCTGCCTTCTCAGCGGAAGCGTAGAGGGCGAACAGTTCGGGACGGTCGTAGTAGTCGTTGCCCGTGGTGAAGATGGCGTATGCTTCGGTCATCGGTTCAGGTGGGGGTGTGAACTGAGAGAATTCTACAGGGTCAGGGGGCAGGGGTCAATACCCCAGCCACACCAGGAACTCACCAGCATCGACCCCACCGAAAGCAGAGGTCGTGCCATAGTCGGTGCGGAAGTCATCCCACAGACCGTGCTGCTTGGCAGCGTGTGCCGCTTCAATCCAATAGATGGTGCCATTCTCAGGGTTGGTGATTTCAGCGATCAGGTCGGGGAAGGTCATCGGGTTCAGGTGTGAACTGGAATCAGTATAGCAGGTCGGGGGCAGGGGTCAACCTGCCCCGTAGGGGTCAGCGCCCGTCAGTGTAGTCTCCGATGATCACTCCATTGCAGCGGACCTGAGCGTATCCGTATTCCTCAGAGAGGTCAAGGCAGAGCAACCATGCACGGTCCTCATCAGTGGTGGTGTTCTCCCAAGGGGCGGAGGGGCAGATCACGTCGTAGCGGGTCATCGGTCTTTGTCTGAACTGAGATCAGTATAGAGGGTGAGAGGGGGCAGGCGATGCCCCCGATGTGCCAGTTCAGAGTTTGGCAAGGAGTGCGTTGGCGATCTTATCAGCAGCGCCCTGCAGGTTGTCACGGACGATCAGGCGAAGGATCTCAGCGCCGTCAGGGGTGGAGTGCATTTGGCGGATCATGCTAGGGGTGAAGCAGTCCCACGTGATCACGTCAGCAGTCTGCAGGAGTTGGGCTTCGGTGTTAGAGATGGTGTGGGTCATCGGTCTTTGTCTGAACTGAGATCAGTATAGAGGCAAAAGGGAAGGGGTGTCCCCCTCCGTTGTGCCACTATCAGAATTGGATTTCCTGGTCGGTGGGTTCGCCTGCAGGGGCAGTATCATCGGCGGCGATCGTTTCCAGGACCTGCAGCAGTTCGGTGCCAGTGGTGGCACGGTTCAGCAGGGAGGCAGCGAGGTCAGCAGTCATTAGAGTCAGAAGGTTATGGTTTGTTGGGCGTCTTTAAGGGCGCACCCGCTCCCATTGTATCAGTCAGCGATCAACATGTCATCATCCCACTCGCAGCAGGTCTCCAGATAGAGATCGATTTCCTCTGCAGTCCAGCACTCAGGCATCTCATCGATCTGAGGGGCATCGGTGAAGTAAAGAGCGGTCATCGGGTTCGGGTGGTGAACTGAGAGAATTGTAGAGTAGCTTAGGGTCCTGATCAGGACCCTTGTGCCAGTGCCTCAGGCGGTTGCTAAGGCGGATTCCATCTTAACTTCTTTGGTGTCGATTAGAGCATAATCAAAGTCACCTTCTTCCAGTTTCTTGGCATATGCTTCGGCAGCAGACTTACAATCAAAGAGGCACAGGGAATCGAAGGATTCACCTTCATAATCCCAACCACCGATCACTGCGTAGACTTTCATCGGGTTGCCTTGTGAACTGAGATCAGTATAGAGGGTCAGCGGGTCAGAAGGCGGCGATCTGTTCCAGTTCCTCAACTGTCACAGGGTTCCAGGTGCTGAACAGGGTGACGGCATTCAGAACCCGCCCCATCGTCTCAAGATCGGTCTGGGGGTCATCCAGCACGTGATCCATGCCAATGCTCATCAGGCGGTGAATCACGGCGTAGGTTTCCTTACTGATGGTGATCTCCATAGGGTCCGTTGCGGTTGAGATCAGTATAGAGGGTCATCGGGCGATCAGGTCGCCTGCAGTGTACAGTGCCTGAGATGTCACAGTGCGGATGGGTTGCATCGGACCCCAGAACGTGTAGAGCAGAGCACCAACGATCACAAGACGGAACATGGTAGCACGATGGAAGTCTGGGGTCCGGGAGCGGGTCAGGGTTCGGATCATCGCTCTAACTGTGCCAGGGAAGACGGAGCGATGTGAGAGGGAGAACCACAGGAGCGGTAGAACTCTACCATACGGTCAGCTTCCTCCTTGGTGGTAAACCACTGAGAGCGCCACTCACAGGAGTTGTAGGGGGTTTGGTAACGGACTTCGAAGCGCAT